TCTTTTAAATATATCTCAGACTTTCTATATGTGTCTTGTTTATATGCATTTAACTCTGAAGGGTCTACTATAGTAGCAAATTCATCTACATTATGTACAATACCCATACTACTACTATTGCTCTGTACTTCGTTAATAACCTCAAATCTTACAAACCAACATAGACATCTTGTAAGAAAATCATCCATTAAAGTTTGATTTGCAGTAGTTAATGTACCATCATTATGCTGTTTCTTTATTTCTTCGTAAAACTTTTTACCTAAAGCAGGTTTTAGATGTGCTAATTCTGTAAGTAGAATAGTATTATTAGATATTAAAGCAGGGTCTGTATTAGCATTTGTAAAGCTATTACTGATAACTTCTCCTGCACTTACTAAAGGTATATATTGATTTACGTTTGCCATATTATTGTTCTTCGTTTTGTGATTCTACTTCAGTTACTTGTAATTCGCTTTCACTATCTCCAATACCATCTTGGTCATCATCTCTTGTAACAATAATTTGCTCTCTATCTGTCAAGAACATATTACCCTCTTCAAGCATTGGGAAATCTTCATCTAGCATTTTTCTTTGCTCGTTTATAGTAAGTATCTTAGTAGGATCAAGCTGTGTAGCAAATGATACTGGTGGCTCGTATTGTATTAATAACTCTTCTGCGATAAAGCCCATCTCTCTATTTAGTATGTCTTTTATACCATCTAAGATTAAATCAGAAGTATCTTTAATTACAGTTGTCATTGCCATATCATAAGCAATTCTAATCTCACTACCTGTGTTGTTCATCTTACCAGAACTAACAATACCTGCAAGAGCAGGTTGCCATCTATGTGCAGTAATAATATTTTGGTCAGTAATCTTTTGTAAATCTAACCAACTACCATCTTGGTCATCTTTTATAATAGAAACATTCGCAGGTGAAGTATCTCCATTCTTTACAATAAACATTATTTTACCATTGTTTCCTTCTCCAACAAACTTTTTTTGTGCTTCTTTAACCAGTTTTTTCGCTTCTTCTTCACCCATATCACCAGAGATTTCAACGATTGCAGATGGCTGAAAACCATTTTGAAATTTTGTATGATTCCACTTGCCGATTTCGTAATCAACTGCGATATGATCCAATGCAGCAACATAGTCAGGTAAGCCATAGTAAGTAAATGTTGGTTCATAATCTTTAAAATGCATCACAAATCTTTTACCTTTTACATTTGGATATAGAGGTATAGTCTGTGTTTTGTCTTTCATAGTATTGTACTTTGCCCAGTCTGGGTGTACATATACTTCTTTCTTGTTTTTAGCCATTCTAACAGTAGTTGCATCTATATGGTATAGGTTTACCCCACCATCATATAAAACACCTTCTACATAAGCATTTCCAAAAGTGTAATAGTCATCAGCTAATTTCTTGTAAACTTGTCTAAGAGTTTCTTTGTTAGCATTTACATCTTTTATGTATGCTTGTATTTCTTGATTGCTTGTAACAAACTTAGCACCACTTGTAAATACAGTCTTTTGTGCAAGTACACTTCTATGTGTAGATGACTTACGTTTTAGCTCTGCTAAATATTGTGGAAATAAATTGTTGTTACCAAAAGGGATATACTTAGTAAGTACCTTTGATATATCTTGTGGTTCTTCTACGTTTTGTGGTACTGCTAAATCAAAAACACCAAACTCAAAAGTATTACTCTTTTGTTGAGTCTGCTTTCTTACTTGACTTTTTCTTGCTTGTTTTTTCTGACTCATCTTTTGTTTTTGTTATTTTTTCTATTAAATTATTTAAACCACCATGTTCGTAAGCATAAGCTAATTCTTCTTGTGTAGTGTTTGCCCAATCAATATAATTATCTGTATTGTAATAAGTTTTACCAGATGTTAATTTTCCTTTATATGTTGCCATAATTGTATATATTTTTGTGTGTGATAAATCTACAATATTTTTATTACAATCACACATATTAAAAGATACTAATAGGAATTACAAACTTTCGTTAAACCTATTTTGTATATCTTTACTATTATCTACTAAGTTGTTGTTGCAGTCAATCCTGTAGCACCAATTCTTAAACCATCAGTTGTTCCTGTACCTGCAGGAATGTATGGGTTTGGTAATTCATACTGTGTACAAGTAATATTTAAAGTAACACCATCTTCATCAGAAAAAGCTGCTCCAGTACCACCTTCTATAGATGCAATTCTTGCCCAAGTTTGACTTCTAGCTTGGTCATCTAAGTTAGAAAATTTTGAACTTGCTCCTATTAATAATGCTTGACTTTCACCTGCTACTGGTGCAGCACCTACTGCAGGTAATGTAGTATTTGAATCTACTACTAAAACCATTAAACACTTACCAGTTAATTCTTGCAATCTTAATAGTTTTGTTGCATCAATTTTAGGTAAAAACAAAGACAACACACATTCATATGTTGTAAAGTTTTTATTTTCATTTGTTCCAGTTACAGTTAATGATGATCTTTCAATTTGACTTTCATATACTCCCCATACTGCTTGTGTAGCAGTATTTGCAGAGTTTTTAATTGTTGTGCATTTGAAGTTATTTGCTGTGTGATTAAATGTTACAGTATCTGCTCCACTTGGCGAGTTCCACTCTCTTATCAAAACATTTTTTATACCACCTGCTGACTGTAAGTCTGAACAACCTATTGCTAATCCACTTTCTATTGCCATATTATTTTATTTTTAAAATTATTAATTAGTTGTTGCTTGGTTGTTTGATGTGTAATAAGCAATAGTTCCAGAATATACTCTAGGTAATTCATATTGCTTTGCCATTAAACTTACTGTTAATCCATTATCATCTGTATAAGCTGCTCCAGTTCCACCTTCAAAACCACTAAGATTTAAAAAAGTTTGATTTCTAGAATTTACTTTTTCATTTTGATATTTTTCACTTACTCCTAAAACAAATGCTTCTCCATTAGTATCAACAGCAATTGCCATTAAACAAGAATCTATCATATTTTGTAATTCATGAAATTTATCAGAATCCATTTTTGGTAACATAAATGATAAACCACATTCAAATGATGTAGAACCATTTTCTTTAGTTGCATTTATAGTTAATGCAGGAGTTTCGTTTTTAAACTCATATAAATACCAAGTTGCTGTGCTTCCTCCAGTATCTTTTAATGAAGAAATACCATGTACACCTGCTCCATTAGCATATACTACAGCATCTCCTGTTGCCCATGTTCTAAGTAATATGTGTTTTATACCTCCTGATGCTTGTACATCAGCACAACCAATTGCTATACCTTTATCTATTGCCATATTATTTTTTTTTATAAATTATTAAAAGGTAAATAAGAGAGAGCTTTTACACTCTCTCTATCTACATTGTTGTTATACAATTACTCCCCATTGTACAAGAGAGTCGTATAAGTATTGTACACCTAACTTGAAGTAACCTCTAAAGTACATTTTTTCTTCTAAATCATCATAGAATACTTTAAATGAACCTTCTGGGTCTGTAACATCTGAACCAATAATTAGGTTTTCAGTAGCTACATAACAAGCTCCGTTATTGTATTGCGTTGCACTACCACCTGATGGTGTGTGAGTAAACATTGCAGGGTTAAGGTCAGCTAAGATAGTATCCCACTCGTACATTGGAATTACTTGAACACCTCTAAAGCTAACTCTAGTGTAACCTTCAACTGTGTTTACAATAGCTAAATCTGCAGAAGAACCTTCTAAGTTTGCTAAGTAAGCATTAAAGATTTTTGGAGTTACAAACATCTTCTTATCAGATGAAGGAACTTGTTGTAAAGCTGCAGGAGCTGTGTCATACATTTCTCTTAATAGTCCAATTGCTTGTGGTGCTGTTGGAGCTGCTTCATCACCTCCATATATAGTTCTAGCTGCTAATATACCTGAAGTTGCCATTAATTTCATCCATCCATCAAATGATTTGTAACCAACTGCACCAGCAGTATCGCCACCCCAAGCTAATCTTACTACATCTTGTCCAATACCTTTAACTGCACGATTTACAATTGCATCAGCTAATTGAGTACCTTCTAGATTCATTACATCTACACCACTTTTGTACATTTCTTCAATGTAAGTTCCAAAGAATGCATCAGTACATTGCTCTAAAGCTACTCTACATCTTCCTGCAGTAATTACTTTATCATCAATATTAAAATCTACCTTACCAGAACCATCACCACTATCACTTGAAGAAGAACATCCAACATAAGGTCTTACTATTTTTGTTAGAGCAGCAGAAGTGTATACATTCATTTTATGCTTAACATTAGGTATTACTCTGTAGTTTTGCATTAAATCATCACTTCTAAATACTGGCTCATAAAAGATTTCGTTTAAGTTAGCACCACTATAAGTTGCTGTGATACTATTATTTGCTACGTTTGTTGCCATTTTTATTTATTTTTTGATTATTAATTATTAAATTTTGCTCTTACTTTATCTGCCATTGCATTATAAAAACTTGCATTAGCATCAACAGTTTTATTTTCAACTACAGCAGGGTCGCCTTCAGTAACTACTTCAGTACCTTTAGCATCTGCTTTGTTCAATAAAGCATTTAATCTTTCTATTTCAGTAGAAAGAGTTTCGTTTTCTCCTTTAGTAGAAGTTAATTCTTCTTCTAAAGAAACAATTTTTCCATTTAAGTCAGTTACACTTGCTTCAAAAGAAGATAATTTGTTTGATATTTCTTCATTATCTGAAAGCATAACATTAACCTCAGTTACAACATCTTCTGACTTGTTGTCAGCTCCTTTTACAGAGTTTACAATCTCATCAACTTTGTTGTTAAACCAATTTTTTAACTCTTCAGTCATTTTTTTGTTATTTACGTTAATATTTAATTTATTATGTATTTGTTCAGTAGTAATGTTTTTGAATTTAGAAACATCATACTTAGCTGCTACTTTAATAGAATCAGAAATAAGATCAATAAAACCTAACTCATATGCTTCATTAGCATTTAGCCAAGTTTCTTTATCCATCATTTCAATAATTCTATTTAACGACAATCTTGTTTTTCTCTCGTAAATATTAGCAATTTCACCACTAATCTTTTCTAAGATAGATGCAGTCTTTCTCATATCTTCAGCTTCACCCATTGCACCACCCCAAGCATTGTGTATCATAAAAAGAGAATTTTCAGCCATGATAACTTCATCAGCAGCTAATGCGATAACACTACCCATACTTGCAGCTATACCCTCAATATAAGCAGTAGTTTTTGCTTCTCTCTTTTTTATTATGTTGTACATCGCCATCCCATCAAATACATCACCACCAATACAGTTGATTCGTAAATTAACAGGAGTATCTTTGTACTCTTTCATCTCAGAAATAAAGTCTTGTGCAGTAATACCATAAGCACCAATTTCATCAAAGATGTAAACCTCTGCAACAGCATCTGTTGCTTTTCCTTGTATACTAAACCATTTCTTATTCATACCTGCAAAATTAGAATCTAATTGATACTTTATCTACCTAATTTGTGGAAAAAACTTTTAGTAAGAGATATTCTCAGATGCTTTTGATTTTTTTCTGTATTTGTACACTATATTTTGTGCTTGACTTTCACTTATCTTATATTTATGTGATAAGTCCATAAAGGTATGTGTTCTATTGCCTTTATTAAAAACTAACCTTCTGTCAAAGTCTGCTATAATCATATAGTTCCTTAGTCGTTTAGGTTCTACCATACCCCTCTCTACTAAGTGTTTTAATATATCTTTATGTGTGGCAGTTTCACCGAACCTTTTAGAAATTTCAATATCTAACAACTCTAAGTAATCAAAAACTACATCTACTTTATTTTGTCTTT